TTACTGGCAAGGCATGATTGAACTGCGACCGCACGTATAAGAGCGCGCGCTGGCCGAGTGTTGGCCCGTTGTTACGGTGCCTGTGGATGGTTTGTTTACCGGTTGGGGTTTTGGCCTCCCCTTTGTGGTTGAGGTTGAGGAGGGGGTCCCGATAGGCACCCTCAAAATCTGGGAGGCGCTCGCCAAACATTGGTGACAGCCAGTGCGGTGGCTGTACCTGGTCGCACTTTCGGTGTGCCGTGCCATCTGCGTTGACGCCAAGCGGCTCATGTAGCCAGCATTGGTTCGCGTGATCCCACACGGTGGAACGCACAACAATCCCGTCGTCAGTATAGTACTTGTCTGACGGACGTTGCGGATTGGTCTCACCCGATGTGTTCTGTAGCCAGTTACTGCGCTTCATGAACTTTGCCATCTGGCTGAATGGCGTCGCACGCCACAATTTCAGTCCTATGGTCATTAGGGTGGACACTATGCATGCCACTATGATTGCCTTGCCAAGTGCAGGCCGGTGAACGGGGATTGCTTGGATAACCCACGGCTCGAACGTTACCGCTCGTTTTGTGGTGCCATCTGGTGACGTGCTAAACCAGGAGAACGGGTTGGTGATAGTGGCATTGAACCAAAACACCCCCCCGATCACAGAAAATCCTGGTAGCTCGAGTGTGTACGTCGTCAGATTTGTGGGTATCTTTCCCCCCATCTTCTTGGGTTTTACAGGTGTGCCTTCAGATAGCCACCCAAACCACGTGCCTGGCTCCTCATCAAGCTCCGGTGGTTCACCCCTGTTTACCGTTGGCCAGTACAGAGTGATGGTCGGATCCATCTCTTCACTCTGGGTTAACACGGAACGCATCCATGAAGCCTGGTAAGCGCACTCTCGCATTGTCGGTACTCTCACATCCGCGTACCAACATGCTGTGCTTGTTAGTGCGATGGCCAGTATCAGTGCTGGTACCATCCACATGCGCCAGTAGTTCTTCCCTACTAGCGTCATTTTGCCCCTGGAGTTCTTCAACTCCCAGGTGCACATTTTGGTCTTTATGGCTCTGGGAAGCCACTCGGACAGAATGTAGAACCAGCCATTGTCTCTCCACGCTTTTGTCAGGCGCATGGTGAGTTGTGGTTTGGTTGTAGCTGGTTCTTGTTCGGGGTGCAGGATTCGGCCGGCCCTAGTCAGTTTACGATCTGACAACTGATCGAAGTGGGTAATCGCGACCAACACCTCACACTACTCCATCACGCATCTGCCTGGGCCGTTGTGTGCGGCGCAAGTTCAGCGTGTTGTAGGAACGGGTTTCGAGCCCTCATGTGCGGTAAGCCAATCGCTCTTCCATGTTCGTTCCGGGGCGTACCCCTGGGGTTTTCCCAGCCCATCGGCATTGTGCCGTTCTTGTTTGATTCCGCAGCGCATGGCTTGCGTTGGATACTTCCAGGTGAGAGAGTGGTGGTATCCCTTCACTCTCCGCCAATCGACCCGTATTGCTACGATCCCACGACGTCGTGCCGCTCGGGCATTTCCACCAACAGAGGAAGGTACAACTGTAGCCACGTCCGTGACTCCTTGTGCAGGCTCCCATATCACCCATATTTTCAAACCATGCACACACATTTCCCATAACGGTTAAGTGGTGTGTGTCTAGCCTTGGTATGGATCCTGTCGGTATTTACCCGGTGTTTGCAGGGTGAGGATTGCTCCCGGCCTGCGCATGCATTCACTTCTTGTGATTAGCACCC